TTATTATTCAAACTGGTTTATGGAGTCAAGCTCAGACTGCCGAAACTCAGTTGTACACTGCTAATTTTCCTGAGGCTCTCATATCTAATACTATGTATCAAGAAAAATTACGCGGCTTTGTTGGTCTTCGAGCAACCCTCGTTGTCAAGGTTCAGGTTAATTCTCAACCCTTTCAACAGGGACGTTTGATGCTTCAATATTATCCTTATGCTCAGTATATGCCTAATAGAGTTTCATTGGTTAATGCCACTCTTCAAGGACGTTCTGGTTGTCCCAGAACCGATTTGGATTTGAGTGTTGGCACTGAAATTGAGATGCGTATTCCCTATGTGTCTCCACATGTTTACTACAATTTGATTACGGGCCAAGGTTCTTTTGGAGCTATATATCTTGTTGTATATAGTCAACTCCGTGATCAGATCTCTGGTACTGGGTCAGTTGAGTACACTGTTTGGGCACATCTGGAAGATGTAGATATTCAGTATCCAACTGGTGCAAATATTTTTACAGGCTCTGCTCCAAATATGGCTAGTATTGCCAATCAAATTTCCTCAGGTAAATTTACTCAAGAGGATATGCGAGCTTTGTGGGACTCACGAGCCTATGAGAAGCATACTGATAGAATCTTTGCTCAAGTTGGTTCTGAGTTGAAACAGCTTAAAGATAATGCTTCACCCTCGGCTGGTATTGGTCAAATTTCTGAGGGTTTGAATACACTGTCACGAATTCCGGTATTGGGTAACATGTTTACTCGTCCTGCCTGGATTTCTGCACAAGCCGCTAATATCTTCAAAATTTTAGGTTTTTCTAAACCAACTGTTCAGGGTTTGCCATGTGAATCTAAACTTCGTGGTCAGGTTCGTATGGCAAATTTTGATGGTGCTGATTCTTCTCACAAACTTGCTTTGTCTTCTTCAAATGAAATAGAAACGAAATCTGGTTTGGCTGGTACGTCAGCTGATGAGATGGATTTGTCTCATGTTGTATCTATTCCCAATTTTTGGGATAGATTTACATGGTCTACTACCAATCTTACTAATGCTATCCTCTGGGACAATTTTGTGACTCCTTTTAAAATAAAAGCTTATTCAGATACAATTACTGATAGATTTCGTTGTACTCACATGGGTTATGTTGCTAATTCACATGGCTATTGGCGTGGTTCTATTGTCTATACTTTTAAGTTTGTTAAAACTCAGTTTCATTCTGGCCGTCTTAGGATTTCCTTTATTCCGTTCTATTATAATACTACAATTTCATCTGGTGTGCCTGATGTATCGCGTACACAAAAAGTTATTGTTGATTTGCGAACTTCTACTGAGGTTTCTTTACTGTTCCATATGTCTCTTCTAGACCGTGGATGTTTTGTATACGTCCAGAAGCTGCTTGGTTGGGAACTAACAATGTGAATATGTACAATGCTGTAACAGGTATTGTTCGTGTCGAGGTTCTTAATCAATTGGTCGCTGCTAACAATGTGTTCCAATCTATTGACACTATTGTTGAAGTGAGTGGTGGACCTGATCTTACTTTTGCTGCTCCTTCCGCTCCTTCTTATGTACCTTATGCTGGTGGTTTCACGCTTGCAGAGGATGAAAAACAGAAGGAGGAACATGAGGAAGAATATGACAATAATATTCCAACTGTCATTCGAGCACAAATCATGGGTGAAAATGAAGCCATCCCCAGAAATGAGGCTCAGCATGGTGTTCATCCAGCTTCAATTGATACGCACATGATTTCAGCGAATTGGTCGCCTGAAGCTCATTGTATTGGGGAAAAAATAATGTCTGTTCGCCAGCTTACTAAACGTTTTGGTGAGTTGGGCACACTTGATCAATCACCAACCAATCAAACAATTGTGGTTGCACCTTTTTCTGTTATTGCTCCAGTAAACACTGTAGCACCAACTAAAACTATTTCTATGTATGAATATTATTATTATTTATACGCATTTTGGCGTGGATCTATGCGTTTGAAGGCTACCCATGTACAAAGTACCGGGGCTGCGGCTTTCACTCCTAAATTTCAGGGATATTCTTCTTGGTATTTGTGGAACACTGTGCAGGACGCATTTAATAATTTGGTTGCTAGGTTTTCTATTGGTGGTTTGCCAATGCAATTAACTAATACATTGCCGGGGGGTTCAACAAATATGGGTACATCGCTGCAAGTGATAGATAATTCTATGGAAGGTCTTTCTGAAGTAGAAATTCCATATTATAATGTTTCACACATTAGTCCGGCTACTAACTACACTGCAACTGAACGCGCAGTGCAAGTTGATAATGTTTTGCGTGGCAATATTCCTCCTGCTATTGTTGCAATGAATTTTCGCGGTAACATACCAACTGGTGGCACAATTTCTACGCGTATTTATCGTGCTCCAGGTGATGATTTCACTTTCATGTATCTTGTTGGCGTACCTCCTTTGGTTAACGTCGCACGTACATAACTTCTTTACAGTTTTTGAATTCCAAAAACTGATTAAAATTATATTCTTTATTGATAGGTATAAGTCTTACATATAATTTTAAGCTTTAGATTTTAATTCAGTACTTATCACCCCTTACACGGGTAATTTATTGTAAACCTTGTCCCTTTAGGACTCTTTTCTTAATTTTTCAAAATTAACCATTATTGGTCAGAGTCCTTATGGGCTAACATGTTTTTCTCACTTTTCATGCTAACTGACAAGAAGTGTAAAATTCGGTTTACTAAATTAG